TTAAGTGTTATTCGTCTTGGTGAGGAACCTAAAAAACAGAGAGGCAAAAAATCAAAAGCAGAAAAGCCTATTGAAGTTATTTCTGCAGAAATTCAACCAACAATTGTTATTACCGAACAAACAAATGTCATCACATCTGAAGATCTGTTAGTTCCAGAAACTAACGAGCCTAAAGTAGATCCAGAATATCAGCAAACCCTAGATACTCTTCTACAGCGTGTGAAAGAGTCAAAAACACCTGCAGAAGTAAATGCGGTTTATCGTTATACCCGCACATGGGATGACGAACAAATGAAGCCTATCCTTCTCGCCACTCACAAACGTCTTGAAGAGCTAGAAAAAGAAAAGGCATCTGCTAATGAGCCACCCTCTTTAATGGTTCAAATCCAAACTGCACCAGACCTTACAACGCTAGATGCTTTGGAAATAGACGTGGCTGCACGAGATCCGCAGATTCAACCGAAGCTAATGGGGTATGTGAGAAAACGCCGCTATGAATTAGAGAATCCTACACCTACTCAACAAGAATCTACCCCTGATTATTTATTAGTGGACGGTTTCTAACATGAAAGATCAGTACAAGAAAGTGAGCCAAAAACACATGCTTGGTTTTATGTACTACTTGCAATTGCTGGGCTATGTAATAGTCCGGCAAGGCATGGATCAAGCAATGTTTCTAACCAAGCATTATGCGGTACCAGTCGCTTGGCGCCGCATAACGATCGACTATCACAACCGATTAAATAAACCTGCCCAGCAGCTTTATAGAGAGTTTGTTGAGTGGACTAAAGAAGAATATTTGAGGGCGTAGGAAATGATGGATTTAAAAACAAAACAAGCTTTTTGGTCTGAACAATTACCTTTCTTTAAAGAAAAATATTGGATTCCCGGACATTTAGACGTACTCGAATTTGATATGAATGGCGGTTGTTTTGATATTGTTGATGGTATCAAAACCGATTTAAGTGAAGAAGACCTTTTTGATATTTACCATCGTGTAAATAGTGGTTGGGCAATGTGGAAGAAAGCCGTAAATTTCATGAAATCCAAAGTACCAACGTGGATTAGCGTGACTGATGAATTGCCACCTACTGACATAATGGTACTTATTTGTTGGGCAGATGCTCCTGATGTCACCCCAGAACAAGACTATATGACTATTGATGAGGATTTAAATAGCGTATGGGCAAACTATCAAAATGATCCACCTTCACATTGGATGCATTTTCATAGTGTGCCAAACGTATCGGGAGCTGAACAATGAACATAACACTTAGCGGTCATCAACTAAAAAGCCTTCTCGAATTTGTAAATCCAGATGGTGAGAAAGATTTAGATCAACTTGATACTAAACTAACAATTAAATTCTTTGAAGATGGCCACAGTGGAAAAGGCTATTACTTTTGGATGACCGAATATCCAGAAGAAGGTGCAATGAAGTTGGATATTGAATCGGGAGCTGAGGGATGAGTGGAGTAAAAGTTAAAACATGTGATTTTTGTGATGATGGAAATGGTGAATGCATTTACCCCTATTACGGTCTTGCCCCTCATATTCACACAAAGCCAATTGGCGGTACTGAATTTATAGATGTTTCATTACCTGAAAACTTTAGTCCTGATGGGGATGGTTTAGGCATATATACACACTGTCTGAATTGTGGGGGTGATGGCACATATGAAGGCATCCAGTTAGAAGTTAAAGCGGAAAGTAAGGAGGGCTAATGTGGATAAATATCTGACATCTAACAATGTGTGTGAGATGTTTCATATTACTAAACGCACACTTAATCGGTGGGAAATTAACACACCTTGGGGGATTCCATTCCCAGCCCCAGCATTAAGTTCTGAGGGCGGAACAATGAAAAGATACCTCGCTACTGATGTAATGAAGTGGGAGGAAGAATGCCAGCAAAAGAAGCAACTAAAAAAAGCTATATAAGTTGTACCGAAGCTAACAATCAGAAAACTTGATCAAATTAGTCCAGATCAATGATTGTTAGCATATTTACGTTACTATATACTGTCCGCCGAATCACGGCTTGCTAGATAAACTCAGCAATTTCATTTATGTACATAATGGTGTACATATAATGAAATCAAGGAAGCAAGAATATACTTTTCCCGTTTAATTATAAGGGTTTAGGCGATATGGCATTAATCGTTCAAAAATATGGCGGTACTTCTATGGGTACCCCCGAGCGCATTTTAAATGTTGCTCGTCGTGTGAAGCGCTGGCATGAGCACGGCCACAAGGTAGTGGTAGTAGTGTCAGCAATGAGTGGTGAAACCAACCGCTTACTTGCTCTCGCGAAAGCCATTACCGAAAATCCTGACCCACGCGAACTTGACCAGATGGTTTCTACGGGTGAACAGGTAACGATTTCCATGTTAGCAATGGCGCTGAACTCTATTGGCGTTGACGCTAAATCATTGACCGGACGCCAGGTTGGCATTAAAACCGATAGCGCATTCACCAAGGCACGTATCGAATCAATTGACACTGACGTTATGACCCAACACCTCGATGCAGGTCGTGTGATCGTAGTTGCGGGCTTTCAGGGTGTAGACGAACTGGGCAATACCACAACGCTTGGTCGTGGCGGCTCAGATACAACTGGTGTTGCACTTGCTGCAGCACTAAAAGCAGATGAATGCCAGATTTACACCGATGTTGATGGTGTCTATACCACTGATCCCCGTGTTGCTCCAAAAGCTAAAAAAATTGACCGTATTTCTTTTGAAGAAATGCTGGAAATGGCCTCTCTTGGTTCAAAAGTACTGCAAATCCGCTCTGTAGAATTTGCAGGTAAATATCAGGTTCCTTTGCGCGTATTATCAAGTTTTGACAATGACGAAGATGGCGCATTTGACGAAGAATTCAAAAAGAACGTGGGCACACTCATCACTACAGAAGCGGAAGATAACATGGAACAGCCAATCATCTCAGGTATCGCGTTTAACCGTGACGAAGCAAAACTGACTATTTTAGGAGTTCCTGACGAGCCGGGTATTGCATCTAAAATTCTGTCTCCGATTGGTGCAGCCAATATCGAAGTCGACATGATTATCCAGAATGTTGAAGAAGATGGAACTACGGATTTCACCTTCACTGTTAACCGTGGTGAGCTGGCTAAAGCAAAAGCTATTCTTGAAGAAACAGCTAAAGCGATTGGTGCGCGTGAAGTTGCAACTCGTGATGATATCGTCAAAGTTTCTATTGTCGGTGTTGGCATGCGTTCCCATGCAGGCGTAGCAAGCAAAATGTTTACTGGTCTGGCTGAAGAAGGCATCAATATTCTGATGATTTCTACATCTGAAATTAAGATCTCTGTCATCATTGAAGAGAACTATCTGGAGCTGGCTGTACGCTCTTTACACACTACGTTTGGTCTAGACCGCGAGCATGGTGAATCCACCGTTCGCGCTTAAGTGCCTTTTCTGAAAGAACAATAGTTATACTGTTCTTTCAGAGAATAAGAATAAAAAATCAAAGCCACTATAGTTTTTTCTATAGTGGCTCTGTTATATTACCGATTAAGGTTATTGGAAAATTTTAGTAGAATTTATTCAGCTACCTAATTTGTCATATAATCCTGTTAAAATTTTCTCTGATACCAAGGTTGTGACTTTTCGCTTTTTTGATTAGAGCTTTTGCAGGTTTAGCGTTTAGCAAGGAGATAAACATGCTGATTCTGACCCGTCGCGTCGGAGAAACATTAATGATTGGGGACCAAGTCAGTGTAACTGTACTTGGAGTAAAGGGCAACCAGGTCCGTATTGGTGTCAATGCTCCAAAAGAAGTATCTGTTCACCGGGAAGAGATTTACCAACGTATTCAGCATGAACGTGCGATGCATGAACATCTTCAACACCTCGACCAAGACTATCAGCCTTCTTTCGAAGATGAGAATTATTCACAAAATGATTTTAATCGATAGTAGATGGCCATTCTTGATCAGTAAAGCGGCTTTATTGGCCGCTTTAATATTTTAAGGTGATTGAGAAATTAGATAAAATTATTACTCATTTAACAAAGCCAAGACCTTCTTAACCGGCGCATAGCTACGCCGATGCTCATCAATTACACCATGTATACCAATTGCCTCAAAATGAGCTTTGGTCGGATAACCTTTATGTTTGGCAAAACCGTAATGTGGGTAACGTTGATCCAGTAAGAC